ACGAGTAGCCAAGAGCAAGCTCTGGACTTTTCTCTCCATGCCGATTCCCCAGGGGGGTTTCCTGTGTTGGACCGGGCGGTTGAATTGCGGGCCGATTACGACCTGTTGGGGAAGGCGTTGCGGAAGGCTGAGGGGTCAGCGGCTGCGGCGATTGCCCGGGAGCGTCGGCTGATCGGAGCCGACCTGGAGCGGTTGGAGCAGTCGGAGGAGGTTTCGGTTGTCACGAAGATGGCAGCGAAGCGTGCCCGTTCCGGCCCTGTTCGTCCGCCCGCCCGGCGTCGTAAATCTTGACGAGGCGCATTTAGCGATCGAGCAGTGGGAACATTATTCCCGTAAGGTTTTGGATTCGTCGCAGCGCCTGGCGGTCGAGTTGATGATGGCCGAAGGGCCTGACGGCCGGTGGGCGGCCCGGACGACGGGGAGGGCGGAACCCCGGCAGAACGGTAAGGGCGACGAGCTCGAAGTGGTAGAGGCGTGGGGTTTGACTCAGCGGGGTGAGTGGATCGTCCACACCGCACATGAGATCCCGACGGCGAAGTCTGCCCATCGTCGGCTGGTCGGCCATTTCGAATCGCATCGTGATCTGCGGCGGCTGGTCCGTCAGGTCAGATATGCCAACGGGGACCAGGCGATCGAGATGACTTCGGGGGCGATCGTCGTCTATAGGACCCGCACCGCGGGTGGTGGCCGTGGCCTCGATGACATCTCTCGGATCATTGTCGACGAGGCGCAGCATGCCCAGTCCGAGCAGTTGGCGTCTTCGATGCCGATCCTCGCCGCTAATCCCAACCCTCAGGCGAACTTTTGCGGGTCGGCCGGCATTGCGGACCGGTCCGATTTGTGGTGGTCGCTGCGGCTCCGCGCCTTACATGCCCGGGTCGGGGTCGACGGCGGCGAGTTCGCCTGGTTGGAACACTCGGCCGAAAAGGTCGAATTGTCACGCGACGGCCGGGTGATCTCCACCACGCCGAAGGTGGAGGATCTCGACGTGTGGCGGCGGGCCAACCCTGCCCTGGGGAAACGGATCGAAGAGTCGTTCCTCGCCGAAGAGTTGCGGACCCTCGGCCCGGCCCTGTTCGCCCGGGAGCATCTCTGCGTGTGGGACCCCTACCCGGGAGATGAGGGAGGCTTCCTGCCGTTCGACCAGTGGGCCGAGTTGGAAATTACAACCCCGGCGGGTTTGCGTTCGATTGGTTTCGGTCTGGCTGTCAGCGAGCACGGGGCGGCGGTAGCGTCGGCGGGTCGTCTGCCCTCCGGTGACCTCTATGTTGATACGGTCGAGGAGCGGCCCGGCAGCGGCTGGGTGGTCCCCTACCTCGTCGACCTGTACAGCCGGAAGAAGATCCCGATCAGGGTCAACCCGGCCGCCCCTGAAGGTGCCTTCATCCGCCCGTTGACAAACGCCGAGGTGGAAGTCATCGAGGTGACCGGCCGTCAATATCAGCAGGCCTGCGGCGAAGTGTTGGACACGATCAAAAACGGGACGATTCGCCATCTCGGCCAGTCGACGTTGAACCGAGCGGTCAAAGCCGTCCAACGCCGAGACATCGGCAAGGACGGATCGTGGGTGTGGGTGGAGCCATCGTCGGGGGTGGACGTGTCGACGTTGAAGGCGGCCACCCTGGCGCTGACCGGTGTGACCGCCGAGGTCGACCCGCTATCACAGATTTGGTGAGGAGGCCCCCCGTGTCAGTGCTCGCCAAGATGGTCCCCTCGAAAAGTGTCGTCTCCTCCACCTTCGAACTGGCCGGGCTGGGTGCCATCGTCGCCGGAGTGTTCGGGATGGCCGGCCTGTGGTGGGGTCTCATCGCCTCCGGGATCGCCGCGGTGGTGTACGGGGCGGCGCTCGACCGATGAGCATCCTCGCCAAGCTGCTCCCCGAACGGCGCACCGCCAACCTCGCCATCACCGACGAAGTCCTCGCCCCACTCTCCGAGCGTCGGCTGATGTCGACCTGGTCGGGCGTGCCGGTCACCTGGACCACTGCCCTCCGGCACATCGCCGTCTGGTCCTCGACCAACTTCATCGCCGATCTGATCTCGACGTTGCCGTGGCACACCTATCGGGAGACGGCGGCGCAGCCGGTGAAAGACCCGGTCGGCAACCCACTCATCACAGATCCCGACCCGGGCTGGGTTACTCCGATCGGGTGGCGCCGTCAGGCCCTCGTGTCGCTGTTGATGCGTGGCAACGCCTTCGGTCTGATCCTCGCCCGTGACGGGGCTTGGCCGTCGCAGATCAGGATGACCCACCCTGACGACTGGTCTGTCACCAGACGGGGCAAGCTGGAACAGCCACGCTGGCGGTACGACAACAACGACGTTACCCCGGTCGAAATGTGGCGGGTCACCGGCTACGAAACCCCGGGCTCTCCGATCGGGATGTCCCCGATCTCCTACATCGCTCAGAACATCGGGCTTGGTCTCGCCGCTCAACGGTTCGGGGCGCAATGGTTCGACGAAGGCGCCGTGCCGGGGTCGGTGCTGATCAACGAGCAGAAGATCGACGAACCGATCGCCAAAGAAGCGAAGCGTCGCTGGATGGAAGCGGGCAACTCCCGGGAGCCCCGCACGTTGGGCAACGGTTGGAAGTATCAGCAGATCAGCGTCGCCGCCGACGAATCCCAATTCTTGGAGACGATCCAGGCGAACGGGGCGATGATCGCCACCATGTTCGGACTCCGACCCGAAGACATCGGCTTCTCAGTCTCCGGCGCCTCCGTCACCTACAGCAACGTTGAACAGCAACAGATCGCCCGTCTGGTCTACCCGGTCCACGGGTGGGTCCGCCGCCTCGAAGACGCCCTGTCATCTGCCATGCCACGACCCCAATACGCCCGGGCCAACGTCGACGCCCTTCTCCGGGTCGACCTGGCCACCAGGTACAAGGCGCACGACTCGGCCATCCGGGGCGGGTGGAAGAACCGCAACGAAGTCCGCGAGCTTGAAGAGTTGGCCCCGATCGAAGGCGGCGAAGAGCATCTGTGGCCGCCGTATGCAACATCGCTGACCGGGAAGGAACCTGATGCCTGACCTCCGACAACTCCCAGTAGAAGTCCTCGAACGTCTCGCCGCCGCGCAGAAAGAGCGCGGTCTAGGCGAGGGGGATGACCCGATCCCAGGCGTCGATGCGGTGATCAACTACAAAGGCCGAACGTTTCGCTTAGAGGAACGGCGCAGCCCGGTTGAGGTACGTCAAGCGGCGGACGGGTCGCCGATCATAGAGGGTTACGCCTGTGCGACAGGCGTCTGGTATGACGTCTATGGCGGGCCTCCCTGGGGCTGGGAGGAGATGGTCGAAAGAGGAGCCTTCAAACGTTCCTTGGAACGCAAAGACGATGTCCGCCTCTTGATTAATCACGACGGTCTTGCCATCGCCCGGACCAAATCAGGCACCCTTACCCAGACCGAAGACAAGATCGGGTTGCACATCGTCACTCCTAGTGGCATCGACATGGCCAACCCCAAGGTGCAAGAACTCGTATCTGGGATGCAGCGGGGAGATACCGACGAGATGTCGTTCTCGTTCAAGATCGACGTCGACGCCGAAGGCAAGCGGCTGGAGCGGTGGAACAAGGACTTCACCAAGCGCTGGATTTCCGGGATATGGCAGTACGACTCAGCCATCGTCACCTATCCGGCCAACCTGGCCACCCACGTCATCGTCAAAACCGAAGACATAGAAGCCGAGACGGGGGGGATGCCACTCGAACTGGCCCTCGCCCTCGCCGCCTCACTCTGAACCTTTCCGTCTCACCTGCGCGCTGAGACAACCCGCTCCCCTGCGGCGGAGCACGAAACCCAACCCCCTGCGGCGGGTTCCACCTCCCACGAAGGAGATCGCAATGACCCTTGTAGAGATCATGCGCGCCAAGGTCGAAGAGTTGGCCAAGAAGCGCGCCGACCAGAACACCCTCCGCGGTGAGAAGAAGGCCGCCCTCGACTCGCTGAACGACGGAGTTCAGAAGCGTGGCGCCTCCGCCCTCACCGAAGACGAATCAACCCGCCTCTCAGCCATCATGGCCGAGATCAAGACGATCGACGCCGACCTCGTTTCCCTCGACGAGCAGCGGACCAAGGCTGAGGCCGAGCTGGCCGAGTTCACCGAGGCCGAGACCAAAGCGAAGGCGGCCGAGGCGAGAGCCAAGCAGTTCGCCCCGCCCAAGCCGGGCGCACCCCACGTCGAGATCAACACGGAGAACGAACGGACCTACACCCGCAACGCCGAACGGCGTGGCGTCTCGTTCCTCCGCGACCTCGTCAACCGGATGCAGGACCCGATCGCCAACGATCGGCTTCTCCAGCATCAGCGGGAAGCGACCGTCGCCGGCGAAGTCGAAACTCGTGACGTCGGCACCGGTGCCTTTACCGGTCTCGTCGTCCCGCAGTACCTGACCGAGCTGGTCGCACCGCTGCGCCGGGCCGGTCGTCCCACCGCCGACATCTGCAACATCCACGAACTGCCCGAAGACGGGATGACGGTCAACATCTCCCGGATCACCACTGGCACCGCCGCCGCCATCCAGGCGACGGAGAACGCCGCGGTCCAGGAGACCGACGCCGACGACACCCTGTTGACGGTCAACGTGCGGACCATCGCCGGTCAGCAGGACGTCTCCCGTCAGGCGATCGACCGTGGCACCGGCATCGACCAGATCATCATCGCCGACCTGGTGAGGGCGTACAACACGACGTTGGACAGCCAGATCATCAACGCCGACGGAACCTCCGGCACCCATCTGGGGATCCGGTCGACCACGTCGATCGTGGCGGTGACCTGGACCGACGCCTCCCCGACCGCGGCCGAGCTGTACCCCAAGCTGGCCGACGTCATCCAGCAGATCCAGTCCGGGGTGTTCATGGGTGTCAGCCACTTTGTGGTGCATCCCCGCCGCTGGTGGTGGATCGCCTCACAACTGTCGTCGACGTTCCCGCTGCTCCAGTTCCCCGGCACCGCCCCCCAAGTTGCGGGCAACCTGGGCGACACGTCCTACGAGTCGTCCGGCCGCAACATCCTGGGCATCCCGGTCGTATTGGATGGGAACATCCCGACCAACCTGGGCACCAACGAGGACGTCATCCTGGGCGTGACCGCCGCCGAGCTGCACCTGTGGGAGGACCCCAACGCGCCGCTCCTGATCCGGGCGGAGCAGACCGCCGCCGGCAACCTGTCGGTCAAGCTGGTCGTCTACGGGTACTCCGCCTTCTCGGCGGGCC